ATAGAAGAATAAGAGATATAAATTAATAGTTAATCATAAAGTTTTCTTTCTTTAACTGGATCGTCTTTATATTGTACCCAAACTTTTTTACCATCTTCATGATTGTAACCTGGTATAATAGTTGTTGGATCTATTTCTTTAAATCCAATAATTTCCTTTTGATCTGGTGAGTAGATAATCTCAAATGAAAGATAACCATCTACTAAAAACTTTCTATAATAATACCAAGCTGATTGGTCTGTATTAAATCCAAAGTAGTGATAGATTTGTCTAAAGTATTTGTTAAGGTCTTTCTCAACCTGTTCTGAAATATCTAAACCTAAAATTTCTGGCTGACAGAAGAAGTTCTTCTCATCATACACAATCGTTTCATCACAAAGTATATCTAGTATATCTTCAACCTCATCGTTTTGTGAAAACTTTCTAAGCTCATCTCTTTTACTAGCATATTCATTATCAAAAAACGGAATATTCTTCTTAAGATTAATATCTGTCATTGACATGGCGGCAAATGCACCATAAATATCATCATTGTCTAAACCAAGTGGATTAATTTGGCCATAGCCAATTTCTGCTTCCATTGGTCCGATAGCCTGTGACTGTCGTAAAACGAGGTCATCGTATCTCATACCAAACGAGGAAAGGGTCTTTAAAGCATTGGAAATGCTAAAAGGCCTGCTGTTAGTACTTAACGGTCCGTTTCTATTTTCTGTGAATCCTGCCATAATATCTTATTATTCTATTCTAATTATATATCTTTATTCTTTAAGTAGTTACTAAACTGTTGCTTAAGCTCATTAATTGTAATGCCTTCTAACTCTAAAAGGTCACAAAGTGCAATTTGAGCCCAGTTTTCATAAGAGACTACTTTTTGTTTTTGTTTAAGGTTTGGAATATATTGCCTAATAGCAAACCCTAATCCAAATTGATCTAAAAACTTTTTAGCTCCTTTATAATCTAAATTTATTGGAGCTTGTGTTTTTGCGTTGTACATTTTATTACCAGATGAAGCTGATTTAATTAAACCTTTCATTCTTTCGTAAATTAAATCTAATAAATCTTCTTTAACATCTACTGGTAATAGGTTTAAATTAATGCCACAATCATTTCCAGCATCAGTTGGGTCTAATGCCAATACAACTGGATTTTTATCCCACCATGGTAACGTTGCAATATGTTTAGGTTTATCATATCTAAAAACATAGATCATTCCAGGTTTAAACGGATCTCTAGTAAACGCGACTGAATTATCACGCATAGCAATTGAAGCCTTCTCAAACCATATCCTAGATTTAATAATGGCCTTTGTCTTGCCACGATTTTCTTTAATTAAATCCTCTATATCTTTTTTAATTTTACCCATTTACTTTAGTGTCTTCTCTGTTAAGACTATAAATCTCCAACCTCTATTTTCTGCCCATGCTTTAGCATATACATATTTATCACGATTTTTTATAAACTGCTCTGCCAAAAACTTATATGACTTAAGTGCCTTTTGTGATTTTTTAGTAGGAGGGCTTGGTTTTTTAATTTGCGCCTCTGGTTTTATTTCTACTAAAAATTCTTCAAATCCATCTTCAGTTTTTGTCTTCATATAAAAATCAGGATAGTACTTATGTTCTCTTTTATCAAATGACCATATATACTTAATCTCTACAGGCTCGCTGGACCACTTTACTACATTATCTTTATTATCACACATTATCATGAACTTGCGCTCCCACGAGCTCCTATATATGATTGGTGTAGGTCCAATATACTTTTCTGGATTTTTTGGATTATAATAACCTTGTATAAATCCTGAATTTTTATTAGGCTGTAGATTTTTTATTGACATTTAAATGTTGAACATTCCACCATCGCTATCTGATCCAGAGGTATTAACTCTATCGATAGACATTGTGTTTTTATATTTTACCGGGTGGATCTTATTCCAACCTTTGGCATATCCTCTTTTTGCAATTTCTGTAAAATAGGCAAATGCGTTAGGGTATTTTGGATTAAAGTTCCTCCAGTATTTTAATAGATCTAATAATGCAAACTGAAGACAGTCGTTACGATCATCTTGGCTTACATATGTTAATTTATTTATTGTTCGCTCTGCAAGTAATATAAACATTTTCTCTGCAGTTGGAGTTAGTTTATCTAGCTCTTTAGACTTTACAATCTCATTGTAAAGATCTTTGTTATTTAAATAATTCTTTTTTCTAGGCACGTTATCTTTAGTTTGTTTACTATTATATGCAAAAAAACCCACTTGTTTCCAAGTGGGTTTTAAACCATTTATTTTAAATATTGTTTAAGCTAGCTCTTCTACTGGCAACTCAATTTTAAATTTTTCTATTCTTACAGGTTCTTCTCCGGAGAATACTGTTAATATATCACTTTTTCCAGCGGAGGTATATTCTAATGCATCAACCTTTACCTTAGATCCTGCAGTTAATCCTTCTGATTCACCCTTTAACATACCAGTAATATAACCATCACTTCTACCTAATATAGATTCAGATTGTAGTGTGTTAATTTCTTCTTGAATTCTAGTAATTTCAGAATTTAATAATTTATCTGCTGCTTTAATTTCAGGAATGTTTGTATCTGCTTCGTCAAGTCTTCCCTTTTGATCTTTTAAAAATGCAATCATTTCATGCATTGTCTGAATTTTTTGATTTCTTTCAGCCTTTCTTTGTTGAAATGACTCAAGAATATCTTCAACCATAAATGCAACATCAGCTCCAGTTTGTTCTGCAACATATTCGATAGCTGCATCTGCTAGCATTTTTTGAAAGTTAACTAATTTAGTAGATTCATTAATTCTACAAACAAAAATATTATTATCAGCCCTCATGGTTAATACTTTAATATCACCATCAATAGATTCAGTAATAAATTCTAAAACTTTATAGCTTTCAAAGAATTTACTTGCTAATTCAAATGTTTCAAATAAAGACTTATCTTCATATCTAATATGACCAGTAGCAAACATATGATTTGTAATACTTTCTGATAATACTTCTGAATTATTAAAATAGAATTTATTGTCACTGGCTTTATATTCAAAGTGAATTGCTAGTGGTCCTTTTTTAATTGAATTTAATTCAGACTCTAAAATAGAAATTTCTTTTTTAGCTTCTTTAACAGCTACTAAAGAATTATTTAGTTTTAAAGATTTCTTAGATTCTTTTAAAAATTCTAATTTTTCATTTAAAGATACCATAGTATCAAAATTAGCTATTGCTGATTCATCTACTTTACTAACTTTACTTTTAGAATTAACATCATAATAGAACTCAATACCTTTTTCATTAATAGTGAAAAGATCTAAAGCACTTGTAAGTGTTTTAAATTCATTTGTTGAACCTTTAAAAGATTCTACGACGTTTCCAGTCATTTTAAAATCTTGTCCGGCAGCATGAAAAACAAAACCATGGTTATGTTTTGCTACTGGTGAGATTATATTTTTGTTTAATTTTGCCATCTTAGTTAAGATTTTTTATTTTTTTATATATCTTGTTTTTTATTCATTAAATGGGAGATTCCTACCAGTGACCTTATAAGTGTCTCCAAGTAGTGATTTATCATTCTCCGTATCACCTGGATTTGACGTATTAGAATTACCCATTGTAAATATTCTATTATCAGCCGGTCTTCTTCGCCTAGTTCTAATTAAACTAGTACTTTCCTCATATACTCCTGGTAAATCTAGAGCGGTTGGTTCATATCCAGTAGCTGTTTTTATAAATTGACCATCAGTACATTCCCAAACACTTCCATCTTCATCGTAGTATGTACCGCCGACATTAGAGCATGTTAAATATCCATTTGGATCTCTATAATTAGCCCATATTGCTCCATTATCACTATAGTCTCTTCTAACAAATTTAGTATAAATATCTTCTTCAAAGTCAAATGAAGGAATAAATGAATTTATTTCTAGACTAAAGGTTACTTTGTGATTTTGTTTATCATCAAATCCATACTCTACGGGTCTTTCTTGTCCGAAATCATCTGGCAGCATATACTCAGATGAGATTCTATATGTGCCCTCGTCTAAATGTCCAGCATCTACATTATAGAAATTAGCCTTATACATTTTTTTAATAATAGCCTCAGTAACCTTAAACATATCTAATTGACTAGAGAGTATAATTTCAATGTCAACACCAATATTAACCGGTATCATTTCAAATTCTGCAACATAACCCTTAAATTCACCAGTAGGTGTAATCATATTATATTGCCCTAAGTTTCTTTTATTGACCAGTTTAGATGGATCTATTGCAATACTTGTTAGATTAACAATACCCCTTGGTACTCTATCGTAATTACCATCAGCTATTGTTGGGTCTGGATCACAATTTTCACCATTTAATGTACTAAATAGAAAGTTGTCTCTCATAAAGTTTTCATCACCAGCTATTGCATAGTAAAATGGAACGTCTACTATCGACCTCTCATCTTGATTAATCTGTCTCCAAAAACTTAGTTTTGAATTTAGATCAGCTAGAAGACCAACAACAATATGCCTTACAACACTATCGTCTTTATTAAATTTAAGATTATAACTTGCCATTCTTTAGAAGTCCTTGTTTTTTATATATATCATAGAACATATTACTCTATATTTTCAATACTGAATTTAGAGAAACCATTCTCACGGTATATTTGTATTTTCTTATCAAAAATCTCATGTGGTAGCACGGTGTGATTGATAACAAATGTATTTATCTTGTTTTCTTTAATGACCTGATTTAAGATCTTTAAGATATTATAAACACCATCATGATCTACTGAGCTTAGTAGCTCATCTAAGAAAAGAAGGTTTAATTGTGGGAATCTTAGTTTAAGTATTTTAATAATTGCAATGATGATAATAAAATCTGCCTTCTTGCGCTCTCCAGTCGAAAGAGTCATTGGATTTATATCTTCACCTAAATGATTAATAATACAATCAAACTTCTCATCAAATCTAATATGGAATGGCAAGTGCATAGTTGATGCCATGGCAGCAATATTAGCGTTAAGTCCTGGTAGAATAGTTTTAACTGCAAGATTCTTAACTCCATCTTCACCTAATACTTGTTCTACGATTTCCATAAAATTATAATCAGCATTTAGATTATCTTTCTCATTTGATTTAGTAGATTCTTTATCTTCAAACTCTGTGATTAAAGTTTTTAAATGATTAAAGTTTTTATCATCAGGTGTATCTTTAAGTTTTAATAGCTCTGCCTTTAATTGGCCCATATTAATCTTATGTTCTCTAATATCTCCCTCTAAATCTAGTTTAGATCTCCTTGCATCTGTTACCTTTTCTGATAAAACATCCATCTCAACTTTAAGAGATTTAATACTATTCATGTTTGTTTTAATATTTTCTTCAAATTCACACTTTTGATTTGTGTGCCATTCTGAATCTAATTTAGTTTCACATGTTGGGCAGTGGCCGCTTTCATATAGAGTTAACTTTTTATTTAAGTAATCTATTTCTCTTTTAATATCTTTAGCATCAGAATGTTTATCATTGTATTGTGAGTTAAATTTATTCATCTCACCTTCATGACCCTTTCTTTCAACATCTAACTTTTCAACATTACTCTTTAGTGATAATAAACCCTCTTTTAGTTCTAATATCTGTGCTTTATTATTTACACTAGATTCTTCTAGAAGTGTATTTAATTTACCACGAACTGATTTAATAGATTCTAAAAGCTGGTTAAGTTCAGATTCATAAGTATCAATATCCATCTTTACTTGCTTGCGCTCTTCTTTGATTTGCTTTTGCATATCATTAAGAATAGAGAACCCAAACATTCTATCAATAATCTGGCGCTTATCAGTATTACTCATGGTAAGAAATGATTTAAAATCATTAATTGATAAAATAATAATATTCTTAAATACGTGGTAAGGTATACCAAACACCTCTTCTTCAAGATAGTCTTGTACTGATTTCTTTCCAGCTTTGTCAAACTCAACTCCATTAATTAAGACTGAAAACTTGGTAGGCATTAAGCCTCTCTCAATTTCGATCTTCATAGTTCCACATTGAATACCAATCTTAACTTCTAGTTCTTTGTTAATTCTATTCGGAAGATCTGAAAGCTTAACACCTTCTACTTTACCATATAAAGCATATATGATAGCATTTGCGATTGTAGTCTTACCATCTCCATTTTTACCTAATGTTAAGAAAAGTTCTGATTTATCTTGATCAAAATCTAATCTTTGTCTTTGGTTCCCATAAGATGCAAAATTCTTAAATTCAATATAATCTATTCTCATCTCTCTGTGTCATAATTATATGCACACATTGTGTACAACTGTTGTAGCTTACCTCTTACCTTTTGTTTCGTTTCTTCATCACCACCAATACCATCAACGTACATATTACATAAATTAAGTATATTGTAATTCTTGTACATTTCTTCTATATCACCTATGTCATGAAAATCTTTATCAATATAATTATCCTCTTGGTAAATGTTAGGCTCAAGTTTTCTACTAATGTTCTGTATTTTATTAATCAGCCTTGATAAAGCATTTGATGTTGCTATTTGACTAGGAACATAGAGATCAACAAAGTTATTCTCTATCTGCTTCTTAAATGACCCAAGGTTAATATCAAAGAGCTGTGTGATGTTATACTTTAAAAACTTAGGTGATATGTAGTTTTCAAAGAAGGTCTCTGACATGTCTTCTAAATTAACCAGATCAAAGCCCTTTGTATTATTAGCATCAGATCTTGTTAGTTCATACGGAGTACCAACCATTAATAATCTACCTCTTTCTTGTCTGTAATGAATGTGCCCAGAATAGACCCTAGTATATTTACTATAAATATTGCTATCAGTTCCATGTTGGTTTTTAACCTTAGAATTCAAATAGATCCCTCTTACTTCTGAGTGACAAAATACTATTTCTGCTGTTGGAAAATCTGCAAGTGTTTCTGCTTCATGGTCAGAATCTCTGCGCCATGGCATCATTAAAACATTACGGTTGTTCCATTTCATTAATTTAGGTTCTTTATAGATCTGAACGTTTGGAATCCATTTAAGACTATCAATTGAAGTAATGTCATTACTTTTCTTTGCCCATATATCATGATTGCCACAAATTATATGTACTGGAAGTATTTCGCCCAGTCTTTCAAATAAATTAACTGCATAGCTTAGAACTTTAATATTAATAGATTGTCTATTATCAAAAGTATCACCTACTTGTACTAAGACATCACCCGGCCTTACATGTTTCTTAAGTGTTGGAATAAAAACCTTCTCAAAGAATTCTTTTTGAATATCTAACCATTCCACTGAGTTAGCCCTCACTCCAAAATGTAGATCACCTAAGACCCACACTCTATTTGCTCCGGCTTTAATAGTTTTAGATTCAATCATTCTAGAATAATTTTTTAATATTTTTTCTGTCTAATATCCCGGTGCGAAGATCTAATTCTTGTATAAGGTCTTCTTTGTATAC